TAGTTCGTGCTTTAGAACCGCCTCCACGATCTCCTCTCTTTAATGGCTTTATAGGCTCTAACTTTTGTAATTTTCTTATTTTATTAAACTCATTAAATGCTCTAGTGCGTTCAGGTCCAGCATCCATTTTATTAAACACTAATACAAAATTACTATCAAACGTATATGAGAGTTGTTTTATATATAACTCATCTTCTGCTTTAATGTCCTCCACGGACATTTCCTTATTTGTTTTGGAATTAAGTTTTGCCCAGCCTAGAATTTTTGTATTGTTGTCAGAGTAATGTTTTCTTGCCCATGCTTTAATTATGCCCCTTGCCTCAATAACCTTCTCTCGCTGTCTGAGTTGTTCAGCGATAAACTTAGAATCTTTATCTGAATATGCCTTGTATTTACTTTTACGCTTTTTATAAATAGATAACGGATCATAATCATCTTTCCAATTATTTTCAGTAATGTATTCGTACGGAATTGTATTGTTTTCAATATTCATTGTTCCATCGCCCATACCTTTTTGTACATACTCAGCAAGAGTTTCATAGGTATCAGGAGCTTTGGTATTATGTTCTGTATCTTTACCAAAATAAGTAGCTACTTTAGCAAGCATCTCTGGCATATTTTCCCACATAGGAAATTGCATAACATTCATTGCAAAGCCATTAGAGATACCATCGATCTCCATAACAATATCTGATTTAAACGTAGTATTCCGTGTTTTACTAAAACGTAGCTTAGCTGAAGGTCTAGGACTAACTTTCATGTAATTAGATAATCCAGCAATCCCCTGGAGTAACGACATGTTGCCTTTTTTATAGGTAAATTTAACCGCTGAAAGAGCTTCAGCAAATTCTTTGGCTGCAACTTTCTTAGCAGCTACTGCATTTTTATGTTTTGTTGTATTAGCTTTCTTAAGCTTAGTACTCTCTACAAGCGCTCGAGCCTTAGTTAATGTCTGGTAGGCGTTAACAGCTTCTAATATAATAGGGTCATTTATTACATCATTAAATGCCGCTTTAGAAACACCATAGGTTTCTTTATCAATCTTAGTACCAAAATTTTGAGCTACTGCTAGCTCAAACTTCCACATATTTTTATCTGTGTAAGTTTTAGGTTCCCAAGATTTTAATAAGAAACGATCAACTTTACTTTGTTGAGGATTGATCTTTCCTTCTTGCATAATCCGATGATGATTTTGCAAGTTGTAAGTGAAGTAGAATTTTTCAAGTTCATTTTTATCATTAGCTTTTACAAGTCTTTCCAAGCTAAGTAATTTATCTCTATTAGCAGCTTCTTTAGCTGCCATGTCACGCTTATGCCACAACCCTTTTTTAATAGGTTCACCTGCTTTATCTAGTTTAGGTTGGCCTTTTTTAGCAAGTATTGCTTTCTGCTCTTCCAAAAGAGCAGTGTATTTTGTACGAAGTTTTGCGAGATTAGGATTATCTTTTTTAAGATTATTAGCTTGTTTCGTAATCTGTGCTAATTCTTTTTTAATAGTAGAATCATTACCTGATTCTATTTCGTAGACATACTCAACCTTACCGTCCTTAATTCTAGTTTCATATAGTTCTTCAATACCTAATACTTCTTTTAAAACATCATAATGATCTTCAAATAGATCACTTACTATATCCATTGGCTCAGACTTACTCCACTCAACTTTATGGAGTTTCTTCATAAGTCTTTGTACTTCTAATGGAACATCACCAAAAGTACCGGATACATCAGTTTTAATATCTTTAGGACTTTGTAATGGACCTGCATTTGAATGGATATTTAATTCTAAGGTTTCAGTTAAACTTTTAACTGCAGATAGTCCTTCTTCAGAAGGAGGTCGGTTTTCATCAATTTTAAGGTGTCTGTATCCAAATTCATCTGTTTCTGCTTGGCTGCCTGTAGGGTTATTATTGTAAACCCGTCCATCAGCACTTCTGTCAGCGTCATCAAAGTCCCATTTGTGTATATCTTTAATAAAGTAAGACTCACTATCAGTTCCTTGAGCTGTTTCAATAGCTGCCATGCCAAGAGCCGGAAGCAAATGCTCAAAATAAATATCTATACCTGCTTGACTCAATTCTCCATTAGCATTTTTAGGAGAAAGATGTAGCATTTGAGAAATATCATTTCCTATTTGCCTAGCTACATCATTGTATCCATAACCTATTTGGCCTAATTGAACTTTTTCATCACCATCTAATTTCTGTTGATTGTTGTATAGGAAAGCTTCCATACCATACTCACTTCCCCCAAATCGATCATTATCAGTAGTTCGTTGTCTCCAAGACATTGCTCCAATCATCATTGAAAAGACAACTTGCTCAGGTAAAGTACCTTGTTGGTTATCAGCATTATCTAGATCTTCTCGGTACAATAGTGATAATGGTTGCCTGATAGCATAATTTTCTGCATCTACTACATCATTAAGAGGAACTGTCCATGTGTCATCTCCAGTTACATTTTGATTATGGATAGTTACTGTTTTATTTGTACCATCAATCTCTGAAACAGTGAAAGTCTCCCCAGCCGCAGCCAGTTCTTCTTTAGAATTCCCATCTTTCGCTAATAAAACAACTTTTCTATCTATCTTTATAGAGTGGAATAAAGTCTTATCAAACCGTGTTTTAAATTTAAAATAACGATTAGCTAAAACTTTAGCGGCTTTACTATCAATGCCTAGTGCTTCTAATGATTTCGCTAACACTTTTTCATCAGCAAAATTAGTGTCAGCTAAGTTCTGTAATCCTAAAATTGTAGTCTTCTTACCTACACTAACTAAATCAGTAAACTTTTTACCTACTAAACCAAACACGGTCTCTAACTTTCCACCTACAACAGCGTGGTACATACGAGTAGCCGTCTCTATAAAATTCTTTCCTGTGAAGGGGAATTCGAATTGCTCTCCTTTTTTACCTTCTGTAGCTTCAGCACTTTCTCGCACATCAGGAGCAACTTCATCAGAACCTGGAGGAGGACTTTTAGGTGGCTTATCTTTTCCTGGAGAGTCACCATTTTTTGTGGATTCTTCAGCAATTCTGGTTGTAAGACTATCAATTTCTTTTTTGAGTTTGTCGATGTCTTCTTCCAGGGTAAGTTTAGTCTCATCAGTTTTCTCCGTGTTATCAAAAGCTTTTTGTAATGCTTCTAACTCTTTCTCAGCCTTTTCTAATTGTTTGATTAACGAAAGGGGTTTACTCTCCTTTTCTTTATCTACTCTAATTTTCTCACGATCTTTTTCAGATATTTCTTTAATAATTCGAGGAAGTTTGCCCCTTAATTTAACTAACTGGTCATACACTTTCTGTTTAGCTTCAATCTTAACTTGCTGGTTAGCAGCGTTCTGGGCCATAGAAGTTTTTTTATAACCTTCTACACTACCCATAATTAACTTACCGTATTCAGATTCTGTTTGTAAATTACTGATAAGACCAGAAGATCTTTTAATAGTAAAATCTTTAAACTTATGAGTTTTATCAGTGATTAACGTAACAAATTGCCCATTGTTTTTACGAGATTCAAATGACTGTCCTTCTCTATACTCAGTTCCCTTTGCTTTAGCTTGAGCTTTTGCATCTGCTTCTGTTAGGGGCATAGGCTGTACTTTGTAGTTCATCTGTCGTACACCCTTTGGTGACGCTAGATCTATTGAACCTATAACAACTGCGCCCATACCAGATGCTAAATTTGGTATCATTCGATCAGCTTCTCCAAATGCAGCTAATTTACTTGTTAGATTAGTAGCATGAGTTCGCATTTTAGAAGTAATGGCACGAATGTTTCTGTCACGAATTACTGGATCAACTAAATTTTTATATGCATTAATTATTTCTTCATGGTATTTAGCTAAACCTTTCCACTTTTTAGACTCACCTTCTAAGATTTCTGAATGAACATCGCCCATAGTTTTATCGGCTTGCTCTTCTTTTTTAGCTCTTTGAGACTGTTCCTGTTTTCGATTAACTTGATAATCCCAATATGCAAGATCTTCAGGAGTAGAATCTGGATTATTTTTAATATCTTTTTGTTTTTTCTTTGCTTCATCAATGGATAATTTTTCATGTTCCTCGTAACTATCATCAATAGAGCCAAATGTTTTACCCCCTTTACCATCATCTTTAGGGGCATATTTTGTAATAAACTCATCAAATTTAGCTTGAACTAATTTTTGAGCAGCATCACTTAGATTACGTTGTGTTAGTGCTTGAAATTTTTCTAATATAGTTCGAGGAGTTTCATCAGGACGAACTCGTGGAATTAATTGATCTACTTGAACAGCATCAGTGACTCCTTTTAATCGAACATATACTTTTCCATCTCTTGACAGTCCAATTATTTCTTCAATTACATAACCCTGTGCATCTATATTATCTGGATTTTCATTATTTTTTAAATCAACAATATCTCCAGGGCCATATTGGTCATTCTCTTCAATAGGTATGTAGTTAGGATTATTTCTATCATCTAACACTCCTATTTCTTCTAATTGAAAAGCAACATCTTCATCAGAGATATCTGTTCCAGCATCTTTATTAATCTGAACATTAATAATTTCTTGCCCTGCTTTGTCACCTTCAACTTGAATTTTTCTTTTCTCTAATTGAGTTTGAAGAAAGACTTTTTCAGCTTTTAATAAACTTGGTTTAGCAGTCTCTTCTAATTTTTGTCCTAATTCATTAATTTGTTTTTGTCGTGTTTCAATAGCTATAATTTTTTGAACATCAGATGTGTCTTTATCATTTTCAATTTTTTTAATGTCTTCTTCGTATTTTTCAACTTGTTGCTCTAAGCCTTTACCGTACTCGGTATCTTTTACTCGTATAGTTGTAGTATCTGATGCTCCTGCAAATACTTCCCTTATACTGCGTTGTTTAGTAATAACTTGAGGAATACGACTTTCTAAAGCATCAAATTCAGTTTGTGTATTAAGTAATGTTGCTTCTAAATCAGTTCTAATTGCATCAATAACATCATCAGATGTAGCATTAGTTTTATTAGCTAAACTTTTATGTTTTTCAAACAATTCTTTAATTGCAGTGTTTTTTGTATCTATTTTTAATTCACCGCTTTTTGCATCCATACTAAGATTAGTTAATTCAACTAAAGCTGATTCTATTCCAACTATTTCTTCTGTTAATTTTTCAAAATTAGCAAGATCTTTAGGATTAGTTTCTTTTTCAAATTTTTCAATCCTTTTAATTTTTTCTTCAAGCCGAGTTTTCTCAGCTTGTAATCCTTTCTTTAATCGTTCTTTATTAGAAGGTTGTATAATACTTTTAACTGTAGCTTCAGTTAGATTTTTAGCAGCCATTGTAGGACCTAATGCTAATGAACCTAACCCTTCAGCTAATGCACCTTGATATACTTCTCTCCAGTTAAGAGTTGCTTCAGGTAGTTGTGCTTCAATAACTACTTCACCTGCGCCCTGTAGTGCTTCTGCACCTACACCACTTCCTAATGAAACCCCTTTACCACCAATTGTAGCTAAAACTTTAATACTAGTTGGAGTAGTACTATTAAGCTTAGCAGCCATTTGTTTAATCCATTTTTTACGCCCACCTGGAATAACCTTACCTACTACTTTATCTAGATAACCTAAACTTATTTTTTGAGAAATAACTTTTAACGCCATCCAATTTTCAATAGAAGATTGAACATCTGGCGTATAATTTTCTGCTCCATTTTTCTCAACCCACTTGGCTTTAGCACGTTGCGATTCATCCATAATAAAACTAGTTAATACGGCACTTTGCGTAACTAATCCTCCACTTACTAAAGCTAATGAATAAGCAGCACTGCCTAATCCTTCTTTAGCGTATGCAGCTTTATGATTTTTTAACATCTCCCAAACAGCTGCAAACTCTCCGTCTTTTTCAGCAATTAAATCATAAATTGATTGACTAGCTTGAAACCCGGCATCATTTGTAGGAAAAGCAGATTTCCATTTATCTGCATAATCTGTAATATTTTTTGCTTGTTCTTTTTCGTTATTTGCTTCTTTTTGTAACTTAGACAATACACCAAATTTAGAATCATTTTTAAATGCTTCTTGCTCAGGAGTTAAAGTTTTACTTGTAAGAATAGAGTTAAACAGTTTAATATCTGCAGGTGTCAGATCTGTTTTTTTATCATTAAGTAATGGCTGTGCTCCTTTTAATGCATTATAATCATTTACTTTTCCTTGTAATGATTGTTCTCCTACAAGAGCAGCAGTAAAACCAGCTGCAACAGGTTGAGCAATACTCTTCATTAAATAGTTTTTAACATCTCCAACAGACCATTCTTCATAAGCGCCATTAGCTTGCTTTGCAGCATCTTGCTCAAAACGAGTAGCGTAAAAAGTTGCTTCTTTTTCAGACAGATTAGTTATGGGTTTACCATTGAGAATTGCAACCCATGTTTGATTTTCAAGCTGGAAAACTTTATCTCCTTTACTTTTAATAATTGGAGAATCTATTTTCATACTTGGTGCTTCTGTCAATTTAAGAACACTAGCTTTTACTTGTGGACTAACATCCATATCCATAATGGAAAGACGATTTGAAGTTCCAGCTTCTTCTTCAGCAGCTTCATTTACTAAATCATAATAATTAATAGTAGAAGCAGGAGGTAATTCTGGATCTGGATCTGGGTCTGATTTCAAACCTAATTTTGTAGCTATAATGTCTCCTGATTTTTTAACACCTTCTAATGCTTCACCTGGAGCTCTAGATGCACCATCAATTAAGGCCTCTTTTGCATCAATGTATTTATCTTTATCAGATAATATATCCCCAGCTTTATTAAGTCCTGAGATTAATTGATCTCCTGCACGACCTAGTTTTTCTAGTACGGTTTCTTTTTCTTCTTCAGCTGGAGGATCTGCGAGTAAAGGCGGTGTTATAACTTCTTCTTCCACAGCCGTAGAACCTACACTGCGTTCCGGTTCTACTGGAATATCAGCAGGTATACGTCCTGAAGTAAAACTAGTGACAGGATCTGTAGCTGGTTGACTACCTACAAGACCTGATAAATGATCTACTAAACCCTGTGGAGTAGGGTTATCTTGAAACCAAGTTGGATTGCTTTCTACTACTTGAGAAGGTACAAGTTCTGCAGCTCGTCTGGTATCTCCATTCATAGCAGCTTGCAGTATTGTAGCTCCATTACCTGCTCCAAGAGTATGCATTACATACATACTACCATTTGTTACAGGAATATTTTTACCTTCTAAATTGTCTTTATCGTCACTTGCTAAAAGATCCTCAGCAATTTCTTGTTGAGCTCTATTGGTTCGTCCATCTGCAATTAATCCTGCATTAGGGTGCTTAGCCATTAAACCAGCCCAGGTGCCTTCCGTAAACTGATACGTTCCTGTAGCTGATGAATTTGGATTTTGTGCAGTGTTAGAATCTACCTGACCACCGGTTTCTGCTCCTCTAACTAAAGCTTTATATGATTCCAAATTGAATACTTCTTCAGTACTGGGCCCCTCATTGCGTGTGTCTATGCCTTGCATGTATTGTTCATGCATTGCAACACGAGGATCAATACCTAAAGCTTTTTTAGCTTGAAGTATTGTCTTAGCTGTATCGATATTTCTTTTAGAAGTGTCTTTAGCGAAAGCCAATCGAGCTCTGGCTATTGTATCTTCTGTAGGAGGGGGAGTAGTTACTGCAGTATCAGATTGTCCAATAAAATCATAAGCACTTGGATCGGGTTCTTGTACAGGAGTACTGGTATTTAAAAATTGTTGAATGATAGAGTCATTATTAGATTGGGCCATGAGTTATATTTACTTGAAGAAGAGTTCATAGAAGATTATTGTGTCAAAGCAGTTATTGCAGCTCTTTTAGTTCTATCTTGATTAACTACATCTTGCTCATCTACTGGGGTCATAAGAGCTTGGTATTTAGTACTATTAATTGGCGGTAATCGATCAAAATCTGCGCCCAATCCCAAACTATTAATACCTGTTTTAAAAGCTGTAAATCCGGATTTAGTAGGACGTAACCCTACAGCGTGTGCATCCTTCATTCTTCCTTTTGCAAATTGTGTAAATCTATTAATTCCTTTTCTGACATTGATCTTTTTATCACTATCATATTCAACAGATCTTTGTGAATCTGGGAGTGCTTCAACAAACAATTTTAATAACTCATAATCAGATGTATCACTCATTTGTCGATATCTATTTACCGTTGCAAATACAAGATCATTACCATCTCCCGGCAAAGAATCTTCATCTATACCTGCATTTCCAATAATGGCTTTAGATGCAGCTAATCTAAATGCAGCTAATGTTTGTTTACTAGCACCAGCAAGAAAGTCACCCTTATCATCTGTAAAAAATCCTCGTAATCGTTCTACTACTTCCGAAGTTTCTCTTTGTACTTCTGTAGCATCTGTTGCTGTAAAACCATCCTCAGATTTAAATTTTAATTTAGATAGTTTATCAATTAATCTATCTGCTATATAAGTTTTTGTACCATCCTGTGCCATAGCAAAAAGAGCTTTATGTTGTTGTCCTTTAAATGCCCTGCCTGTTTCTCTAAAATCTGCATCTAAATTTGCCTTATATGCAGCATCTTTTTTGCCTTCAGCAATAGCAAAACCTAATTGTTGGTTTGCACTAATAACTTTAGCAACTTGTGGGTCTAATAAACGATCTGGTAAATTAGGATATTTTTCACGATATGCTGCTTTTATATCTGCTTGCAGCATAGAAGCTTTTGTTGGTGAAATTCTCTGCGTAGTTCCATAAGTTGTATTGCCATATTCAGCATTTTGGAATATAGCAGCAGGATCTATTTTAGAACGATCTAATGCTAATTCTACATTTTTATCAAATACTTTAGCTTTGTCTCCAGTTATATTATTTGCTTGTAAGAAGTCTAAAGTGGCATTTACTTCATTATCGACTGCATCAGGGTTTTTTGAACGAATAGCTGCTGCAATATTGGAACTCAAACCTTTTAATCTAACATCTTGAGTAGTTTGACCAGCTTCAAGCTTAATTTGACGATCAAAGTTCTGACCCCATTCAGACTTACTAAGTAAATCTTTAGCTTTAGCATCAAATACTGATTTATCCTGTATACCTGTCCACTGCCCTTGTAATCTATCTGAGATAGTTTTAACTGCAGTATTGTGAGCACTCTTAGTAAAGCTATCTGGGTTAGTTGGGTCTACTCCAGCTCCTATAGCAGCTTGAATAGTTTCAGGCCTTATTTGGATATCAGCAGTAGCAAATTGTTGACTATATATGTCAGTAATTTGTTTATCAGGAACAGCATTAGTTATATTAAATTGATGATGTTTTTCTAATGCTTCTTTATACTGAGGAGTACCTGGTTGATACTGGCCAAGCTCTTTAAGTTCGTCTTTAATTTGTCGTTTATTTTGAAAGCCTTCTAGTAGATCTTTATTTCCTAGCTCTGTTTTAAAGTTATTTAAAGCTGTGGTTTCTCGATCTGCCAAGAGTTTCTCTCTTGCACTAGCTGTTTGTGCAGCTACTCCTTTATTTGCAAACATACCTAATTGATTAGCTAATACATCTTGTACGCCCTCTTTGGTATCTTGTTGAGCAAGAAGTAATTGAGTATCTGCATCAGCACTAGCACCTAGTCCAGTAAGAGAGGCTTTAGCATCTGCAACTTGCTGAGCTCGGAGATCATTGCCATCATCCATACCTTGACGCAAAGTATTTAATAAACTATTATCTGCTCTTCTTAATACTGATGATATATTTCCTTTTAGGACTGACATAGTATTTCCTTTTTATGCACTTATACTGATTCAAATACTTTAGCGTGGGCCTCTCCACCTTGTGCTACACGATGTAAATTTTGATCTGTTTGCCGAACTTTATAGTCGCCCATAGCTAAATCCCAACGTCTATTCACATCAGCTTGATCAAATTCCATCGCTTTTCTAACATCACCTAAATATTGCTCATTTTGATTTAGGGCCTTATTTTTATTTACTTGCCCCCATATATTTAATCCTAGATTTGCTACATCCATAGGGTTATCACCTATATAATTACCAATTTTACTTAGCATCCCTGGAGCAGCACCGCCTTCTCTCCTGGGATCCTGCATGCCTCCACCACCCCAGATTTGATTGAACGGATTGCTTCCGCCATATTGATTACTAGCTAAATTAAAAGATTCTAATCCGTTACTAAATTCATCTGGGCGTAAATCTGATGTACCATCTCCCGTAAATTCAGTAGGATTCATTCTTCCCCCTATTTTTTTCATTTGATCTTCGGTCCAAGAATATGCTCCCCTAGAATCTGAACCAGATAGTATATTACTCATTCCACCACCGGGGCCTAATAAATAATTAGGAGGGGCTGAAGGGTATCTTGAACGGGGTAAATTCTTAAAAGCTGATTTTTTGCTATCATATGGTAGTGCCATATATATTCTCCTACTTATAAGTACAGTTGTCGTTTAAAGCTTACTACATGAAGCTTTTAATTGCATTAGATAAATCACTCAAACATTGCATCATATAGATCATAAGTAACCTCAGGTGAGGTTACAATGCTCTGTAATGATATATCAACATATCCCAACATTCCTAATATCAACTGATCAGCCTTTATTCCACTAGAATTATTACGCATTCTCCACGATGACCGAGTAGCTGCTGCTGTAGACATCCCGTAATTTTCTTGATTAAGAAAATTCTCCATTTCTTTAATCTCTTGTAATTTCTTCGCTCTATTTCTATTCCAAGCCGTACTTTCTGTTGATAAGACATTAGCAGCTGTTTGAATAGCTGTTGCTTTTAAAGAACTTACACCGCTAAAGGCCTGTAATCCTAGAGATGCCCATTGTAAAGGAGTGAATGATAACGGACTTTTAAAACTAGTCATGGAATTAAAACTAAATCCAGCAGATGGCATTTCTGTTATGGTGACATCACCTATCATATCCCCCATACCATCAAACATAGGGTCACCACCACCACCATCGTAAGTTACATTACCTTCCCACGACATTATAGCAAAACTGGCTAACATGCCTAAAAGCATCTGTAACATAGGGTCATCTGTTATTTCTGCTATAATTTGCTGAATAAAACTTTGAACTATGAATTTAAAAGCGTAAGTAACTAATTTGGTTAATACAAATTTAACAAGAGTTGCAACTCCGCCTGCCGCTGCAACACCGAATGCTTTAATAAAAGCTTTAGTAGTTGCTCCGCCATCTGCACCCCAAGTAAAATAAATGATAACAGCAAGAATAATAATTATTACAAGGGCTTCAAAGAAACTCATACCCGCATGTACAATTACTTCATAGTGGGCTATATAGATCGATACATGTGCTCCTGCTAAAAATAGTTGAGCTACCTGCGTATGTGATAATCCTTTAACAAATGTATATATAAAGGGGACCATCAAATCCCCTTTATCCCCTAAATTAAACTTAACAGTTTTAAACCTACCACTATCTCCATCTACTACTCGTAAAGCTCCAATAGGAGCAGCTACGGTATACGCGTCTAACCCACTAGGTTTAATACAATAATACGTAATTGACTGTCCTGAAGTAGTCTCCTCGGAAGCTTCTTGAACGTACCTTAATACTCCTGATCCGTTATTTTCATAAACTGCATCTGCAGTTAAAAATTTTAACGTACTAGCTGTTCCAGTTGATTCTAATAAACTAGGAGAAGGATCGTTATAAGGTAGCCGAGTAGTTACTTGTAACCAATTAGCTGCTTCTGCAGTAGTAGTACCAGGATTTACTGTGCCATTGCCTGCTAAAAATGCAGCTACTTCTGTTAACGTATCTGCTTTATATCCGACATTATACGTACCTTTACCTGATGAGTTATAGTAGTTATACTTTAACAGCCCATCCGCACCGAATTTAGACAGATCGGAATAGTAAATCCCGTTTTCAGTACTTCCACTACTAGCATTAATCGTAGCTAATGAAGTATGCGTATATTGAATGTAGTTAAATTGAAAAGCGGCATTATTATCGGCAGTTGTTGTATGTATATTGTTAGTAGGTTTTGTATCCGATGAAGCTGTATTATCATAAGTTCCTTGAGTGGTTCCTTGGGCAGGATATAAATTCTCAAACATTGTGTATAGATAAGACATTCCAGCCTGAGAGTCATCCCACATGCGTACACCAAAATTCACATACACATTATCTACATCTCCAGCAGCTAATCCAGAGTCAGTCAGAACCCCAGTAATAAGCTCATTAGCATCTAAATTCAGAATAGCTAATAGATCTTCAATTTGTTGTTTTTTAGTAGCCCCAAATGTTGTGTAATTTGAATTACTAATTCTTAATGGGACAGCAGGAATAGTCTGTAATACTGCATTATCTATATTAATAGGCTCTTCTATAGTATCTAAATCACTATATACTCCTGTTCCTACTTTATATACAAATGAGTATTTTCGAGAAGGAAGACTATCTCTATAATAGTCAGACACATAATGTAATTCAGCTGGTTTAGTTGGTACAGTATAAGGCAGGGTTCTTATTGTTCCAGCTGCATTATACACTTGAACGGTGTAAGTATCAGGAACTGCATTGTATACAACGGTGCCTAAATCAACGGACCATTGTTGATCGGCCTCAAAAGCATCACTAGTTACAGATTCACTTGTAATATTTACATCAAAATGATTTAAAGAAGGTATTACCTGGAAGGTATCTGCGGCGGGGGTTCCTGCTGTTGTGCTAGTAGTTGCATTCCCAATACCCATTGTATTGGCCCCTACATTGTATTCTTTATTCTCTTGTAACCAATACTTGATCCAATCAGACTGAGATAGGGCTTTTAAATATGATGCTTCAGGAGTACACGGTACACCATTAAGTGTTTGTAAAGCGGCAGTTAATTCTGTGTAATTAATAATCAGAATAAAAGAATCAATAGCAGGGAACCCTTCAAAGTAGTTCCCATCCTCTATGAAATCCATAAATTCTTTTATATTTCCTTTTAAGCTCCGAAATGTAAGATTATATATTAAGGTACTAGAAAGATCTTTATCCGACAATATAGATTGAAGGATGGATTGCGCTATAGGATTTTTCTTATCTACGTCACCGAAAAGGGGGTAGTTACGAACTTCATAATATTCAACAGTTTGGGTGCCCCCGGTATCATACCCAAGGAGCACCATAATTAGCAGAATTACCGTTTCAACTATTTGAACGATTGCTTCAACTATACCGACAATAACATCAACAATAACGTTAATGATTGAGCTTATGGCACTTGCAATAAATCCCATGGGAGATTACCCAGTCGGTTCAGCATTAGTAATCTGGGTATTTATATTACCTGTACCAGTTACATTAAGTGCCGTTACGCCAGTAGAGGCTACACCAGCGGTAGATATATTAACAGCCCATGCATCTAATAATGTTTTAAGATATTTTTGATCTGCATTCCATTGAAATCCTTTAGCTTGCTCAGTAGAAAGATTATTTGCCCTTCCTGCTACAGAAGTAGTTGTAGGAGCAGCTTTAGTTGATTTCTCGGTTTGAGCAAATTCAGTAATCTCTTTCTGAAATAGCAAAGACTCTTCAGCATTACCTTTTTGAACACCTATTGTGAATGCCACAGCTTGTTGTACTGTTGCTTGCATAGCTGTTAAATAAACTGTTGCATAATCACTGCCAGTAATTCGACCAAGATTAAACTGCGCAGCCATGTGCGCATTCACAGTTTCCATCATATCATCGAATACGCCTGAACCTGTTACTACATTGGCATCACTCGTAGCAACACTGGCAGTTAAATTAGCAATAGTAATCGCCATTAGTTATCCCCTATATGGAATGATGGGTTAGCTGCTTGAGACGCAGTAAGCCGATCCATTTCCGCTGGTGTTAAAGGATCTAAAATCCGTACATTGAATTTCTTAGTAATGTAAGGTTCTAATTGTTTTTCGCCATTAGGCATAGTAACCGTTTTAAATTTCTGCATTTCAGCGTGTTCAATTTGTTGAAGGATAATATTTGGAACATGCCATCCTTCTTCATTATTGAAGGGAACAAATTTCTTAACCATTTGACCTTTATTAATTCCAGAAGCACCTACAGTAAATATAAGTCCTGGATACGCAGTCATAAGAGGATCATTTGGAGTAACAACAACTCTAACTAATTTCATAGCTGATTGCTGTGGAGATAACTCAAAGTGTTTTGATGCGGCTTCGATAGCTGCATTACTTGCATCTGGTAATCCGTCTTTATAAGGACGGTCTTTAACTGACACTTCAGCAGGTACTTCTTGAGTTACTGTTGTTGGATTTTCACGAACATCAGCTAGCAATTCAGATAATTTAGCTAGGCCAGTTTTATGATGGACCTGAACTCCGTAATCTTTTAATTCTTGTTTAACTTCCTCGATGGTCATTTCCTTAATGGGCGTTACTACTTGCATAATTCCTCCTTATTTAAGATAGTCCCCCAAGGGCTAACGCCCTTGGGTGACAGGTAAACACTACAACTATACAGCTGCCAAGGCAGTCCAGATAATACCTAGACGTTCTGGGCGAAGTGCCATAAAGCCATAATACCATTTGATAGAGTAGAATCCTACCTCACCATATGGGTCATCCAAAGAAGCAATTTCTTTACCAGGCTTCTTATGGTTGATGTTGAATTTTACACTTTTACCATCTGTTTGAAAACCGATAGTAGTGAAAGCACCATCACCAACAACCAACATTGGGTAGATATCTGCACCATTATCGCCAGTACCTGCAGTATCAGAAGCAGATGCACCACCGTTTTCAGTGAATTGCATCTCTGGTACTACAACAATGCGGAACTGATCAATAGATCCAATTTCACCATTCATGATGTTGCTAGAATCAGCATACTTTTCAACAGATACGAAAGCAGCTGCACTATGCAAGTCAGTCATAGCTCTTAGTACTGGGATCAATTCAGAACCCACATACATGATACGTCCACCATTAATGGTTTTAGTATCAACCATTCGAGAACCAGAAATAACCTTCGTTTGCTTAGGGGTCTTATTGTTATCCAAAGCAATAGAAAGATTCATCAGATCCGTGTAAGTAACAACTTCATCAACAGCTAGCTTCAAAGCTGTTCTAGCAGCTGCCGTTCCAGAGCCAGCAAGAGCAGCACCAGTAGGAGCAGTAGAACAATAGTAAGAAGTACCTGTACCAGTAGCCGTAGTAATAAGATCTGCCTGAAGCTCCGCTTCAGTCAGCTCATTGGCACCAACAAGTGCTTCCTCAGTGATGTGTGAGAGCAAGTCTGCATCAGAATCGAAATCCAGTGATTCTTGAGTATACTCAGTAAAAAAACCACGTTTAAGCAAATCACCTTCAACTTGAGTACGTGTGAAACCAACTCGGTTAACTCGACCACCATTTTCACGGAGAGTCGGGATTTTAGATTTAATCGTACCGGTATCTTTAGAAGACCCGTACAAGTTCTGGTCATTAAGACCAATTTCGCCAAGAGCACCAGCAGCGGTTACAGCAGCAGCTCTATTTGCAGCAGTAGAACTTTGCAGTACGCCAGCAGCGTTCCAAGCAGAGTATGTACCAGCTGTCAATGCAGTACCTGCAGCATCAATTCCCTGATCACCCGTGTTTAGTACATCAAGCAATGGAACGTATACGTCTTGCTTAATTTTCTTACCCATATTCTTAGGCATTGCACGTACATCAGCCAAAGGCATGAAATACTGTTTATCCCGTACAGAAATAAGGGCCTTTTTAAAGTAGTAATCAGTTCTTGCCTGTGCACCTATATCTGATCCAGTCCCACTAGCCGTGCTAGAAGGAGCATTATACATATTCTCGTTAGCCATGATATTATCCTATTGCTTAGTAATTATAAATAACAGCTAAGCATACTTCTTCATAAAGTCATCATCTGATAAGCCTAAAAACTCGCTTTCCGGTGGAGCTTTATTAGAAGCTGTTTGCTTAACTGGTGCTGCTGCTTTTCGTTTTTTATCACGATCAACATCAGCTTGTTTAAGTTCAGAGTTACTTGATACTACAGGAGCTTCAGTCGGATTAGATGGAGCGTTAGCAAACATATTATTTTTGTGCATAGTTTCAGCAGTTTGCCGATATGCTTCAACATCCGGAATATTCTTTAATTTTCCTAAAATCCGGTCTTGTTGTAATTTAGCGTTAATTTGATCAAATACACCATTAAGCATATGTTCATTAACTATAGAAATTATTTCAGGTTGATCTGAAATAGTAGTTCTACTTTCTGCATCCCATTCTTTAGTTAAAACATCAATTGTTTTACTAAAGGTTGCAGTGCCTTTGATCTCATCTAATATACGATCCAAATTATATTCTTTATCTGTAACTGAATAGTTAGTTGGTTCGTAGTTTACTGGAGCATCTTTATCAATATCTAAAGGATCTACGGTACTTTCTTTAATCAGCTTAGCGATAGCTTGTGGATCCTTTTTAGATAGATCAATTAAATGATTTAACTTAGCTTCATCTAATAGCTCATTGTTTTCTAACATCTTAATGAGTTTTAAATTAGGCTTTAATTGCCCCATCTTTTTTTGATAATTGGCCCCCATTTGCATAAGACGCACAATATCTTTAGGATCTTTCACTTGCATATCTACACCATTGGCTTTGAAAGGCGCAGAAATCTCTTTAAAAGCACTTTCGTAATTGAACTCTGGAGTTTCCTGGGTATCCCCATTTGTGTCAGTCGAGTCTTTCTTACTAGTATCAAGAGATTCTGTTGTATTACTATCAATAGATTTTTCTGGCTCCGTTTGAGTATCCCCGAACGGTTGGCGTACTTGATCTGTAGTAGTGTCAACTTCAGTTTGCTCCTGTGCTTCACTTACCTCTTCAGTAGAGGCTTCTTCACTATCATCAGTTTGATCTGATGCGTTAGTTTCTTCAATAACTGCGGTATCTTCAGCAGTTTCGGTAGTTTGGTCAGATTCTTCATTTAAGAATTCAGCAGGATCTTTAGCTAAGAATTCTGCATCCGTTAGCCCTAAAGCAGTATTAGTCATTTAGTTATCCCTTCCGCTAAGATTTCTTCACGAGTTTGTTCGTGTTCACCAAGTGCGGTATCCATCTCACTGCCTCGTCGCATGACTGCTTCAAGGAAGTTAGCTAAGGCTCCAATGCCATACTGCATGTTATCAATGAGCTTCATTTGATCAACAGTAAGATTAGAACTTTTAGCCATAACTAATCTAGCGGCTTCTTCTTTAAAGTAGCCTTCTTCAATAACGTCTTTAAAATGCTTACTATCCATCAGTTTAATGCAGTTATCTCTCAGTGCACGTATTCTTCGAGCAGCATCAATCTGAATTTCAACTTGTTCTAGTTCTGTAGTCATGTCATTCCTTATGATTAGTTAATATAAACATACTCCTTACTGCTTATTTAACGTATCAACGGCTACTTTGTCAAGGTTAGATAATCTATCAGATTCTTTACCCTCTAGGTTAGCTTGTCTATCAAATTCTTTACTTTCAATATTTTTAGCGTGTTTTCTATCTTCTAAATCATTTTCTCTCGTGTCTTTAGTTCCAGATTCTTTATCCACAAAGTCCAAATCAGTAAGATCAGAACCGCTATTCATACTTCTTGCTTTAGCTTGTTCTGTCTGTGTTTTAGCCGTTTTAAGTTGAACATCAACAGCATTTTCTTGTCCTTTAGCAGTTTCATTAGCCACTTGTGCTTGTAGTAAAGCAACTTCAAGTTGAGCTTTCTGTTGAGCCATAGGATCAGGCTGAGGTTGATATTCCTCAATACGTTTAGCTAAATCAGGCATTTTACGTAATTTAGCTATGTCAGCTAAAATCATCTGACTCATTTCCGGCGGCATTGTATTACCCATAGTTTGTAACATAAATGCCAATTCGCTACCTTTTTGTTCATCAGCTTCAGCTGTCGAGATATTAAGTTTGATATCATATTTACCACCTAAATCATTTCGGTTAATGGCTACAAACTCTTCATTAGTAATACGAACAATTTCTTCGTCTTCTAAGAATTCAGAGTTCATAGATATGATCTTACGGCCAATTTGATTCAATCCATTAGAAAGTCTTCTTAAAATACCTAATTCTCTTTTAGATGTAGCATCAAGTGCTGATCTAATACCAGTAGCTGTAGTTCCTAAAGCTTGGCCAGAGATACCTTGGGTAAACGCTTTAACGCCGGTTAATGCTTCAGCATCGTTATTCTGCATGTTAAGTACTTCTAATGCAGATCTAGGAATCTCAGGATAAACTTCCATATGGAAAGCCTGTCTAGGATCTACATTAGCGTTAAATTTGTAGTCTTCTCCACGTTCAAATTTACGTGCATTAGTAACATCTAGAGCATCTTTACGAATGCCTTGTTGACCACTAGCACTACGGCCAATAATATCAATAATCCCCCTAGTTACAGCTCCAACAATCTTTTGATTGTCTTCAATCAGAGCTGCATCTGGTTCTCCGTATATGTTTTTACGACGAGGTAAGTATTGAACTAGTACAAAAGGAATCTTGTTATCAGGATAAGGATTCTCTTCTAGTCGAATAAACGTATTGCCTACCCATGTAGCTACAAAAGATTTAACTTCTCCAGTATCATCGATATCCCAGTATCCCCAATATTCTCGAGCAATAACTTTCTTACGTGCTTTATCTTTAAATGTAAACGAAGTATCGTCTGTATTAACTTCATGATCTGGTTCCGACAGTACTGATGCACTTTCAAAATTGATATTATCTAAATTCTTATACCGTCCGTCTTTTTTGAGTTCAGATAGGGATGTCTCAAAACTGTAAATAGCAAAATTTGCTTTATCTAGATCTCCATCACAAGTAGGGTCTAGTATAAGGTTACTATAATCACATACAGTTAATATTGGTTGATTTTTAGTTGTAATGGTCTTCATCTTTGATGTCTGACCAGTCTTTACTTCTTGCTGTATAGGCTGACCATCGGGCCCTGCAACTACTTGTACTTCCATTATATCTTCATAGATCTTACGTTTATCTTCTTCAAATTCCCAACCAACCCGTACTACTACTGTACCTTCATCAACAGCAGTTCTAATATACTCATCAACAAATTTAACCTTATCCATACGGCAATTTAATTGATAGTTCAGTAACATACCGTTCTGAATAGCTGATTCTTTATCTTCAAATGTTTGAGGAGATGTATTAAATAAATCATCAGTAGATAAGAATGGTTCTGATAAAGCAGCATATCGCCATTCAGCTTGTTTACGTGCTAGCTTAGGCACTAATTTAGAACGACCTCGCTTAGCATTAATAGTCTGTTCGCCATTAAGTACACGTAACCATGTATCTACTTCTGCCGTGTGTACATCATGAGCTACTTTAGCAGATTCATAGTCTTGTTTTAAATCACCAAGAGTAGGAGGGTTTTCCCAATCAACTAACGTAGAAACATCAATTTCAGTATTTTCGTCTATATCTAAATCTGATTTATCAATCATAAGTTATTACCAACTTGTTCCAGGTGTTTTTCATAGCTACTGTAGGACTTTTTAAGAAAATTATCAACCTTATATATCTTAAGGCCTTCTATAGTAACATGGTATTTTAAATAATTATTAAACATAGAGTTCTGCCCCTCTAAAGGAATTGAGCAATAAATGTCATCAGCTCGTACTATTTCTGAAACAAAATATGTCCATACTTTAGCAAAGTTTACTTTAGCTTCAATTGTAGGAGATATGATTACTCCAGCTATCATATAGCCATTCAAAGGTCTATTAAATCTATAAAATAACGCTGCTTCTCCTTCTTGAATTAAACTAGCATGTGCAAATATCATAAGATCTCCACTAATGCAGATGAAAATACATTACCCATACCTGCTCCTAAACTAAGAAAAGTACCAGATTCTTCTTGTACTGCTAATGCTGTTTCTATAGCAGTCGATACTCCCATAGTATGGCCAATGCGTAACTTATAGTTAATGGTCTTAATGTCCCCAAATTTATTTTTAATTAAGGTATCTTCTATATCATTATCGTCTGAAAAAGTGCTATGAGTCTTGATAAAATCAATACTATCTGTATTAATTCGATTTAATACTTTCTTATACCCAGTGCCCATACAGGAGATACCTAATGGGGAAGAATGATATTCAGCTGCTATTTGTATATCTTTAATTACAGCTAATACCTTATTGTTTGTATCCTGATTACACTGCTTACTTTCAAATACTGATATATTACACCCTTGTCCTAAATGAAATTTTGTAACCTCCGGATCATCTTCTTCCTCTAATAGTTTGCTTAATTTATGCTCTCCA